TGCCTGCGTCGATTTTCATCCATACCTGACCGCTGCTACCCGTGTTCGGCACATAGCCGATCAAGGCTTCGGCGGCAGCGTTAGCGGTCAAGAACGCGCTCTTATTGTCCACAAGGCTTTCCGTCATGCGCTTGGCAAAGTCGTACTCAACCTTTACCACGGCATGCACTCGGTAGTCGATGAGCGACACATTCAGGCCCGACATGTCGCCAGCAGCCGACAGGCTGATGGGTTCGATCTGAATGTTCGGAACAGCCGAATCCTGCAATCGCAACTTGTCCACGACGAACACGCGATTGGATGCGTAGGAGAGTTGCGATGCAATCCGTCCCGCGATAGCGGAGAAGAACGCACCGAGCGTAGTGCTAGCGGTAATGCTGCTCACGGGATGACGCTGTTTGTGATCGTGCCAGTCGAATCGGTTGGCAGTTCAATTCCGTTGGCGAACGGGGCGAAGAACCGCTCGGTGTAGGTCAAAACATTCGACTGGTAGTTGTTGGAGATCGCCACGGTCGCGTAGTCGCCGATGCGCCAGTCGGTCGCGCCGCCGATGATCTGGATGAACTGGCCGTTCGTGCCAGCCTGCGGAGGCACAAACACGAACGCGCAGTCGATGGCCTTGACGCAGCCCACATCCTGATCGAAACGCAACTCCACCGTGACCGTGGTTGCCGGAGCATCAAAAGGCATCGTGTATGAAAACACATTCAACGCCCATGATGTGGTCAACGCTGCGGCATCCTGTTCGATGAGATCGCCAGTTGGAGTAGACAAGGCCATAGCGATGTCTCGTGTAGATGTGCCGCTGATCTTCTTCGCCCAGAACCCAAACACGATGCGCTTACCGGGGCCAAGCACAACTTGTGCGCTCGTCTGCACCGCCGTTGCTGCAACCGCTCCGCTGAACTGCAATGCCGACCCATTGCGGAATGTGCCTGTCGAGAGTTGAGAGAGCGCAGACGAACCTGTGACCGTCCACCCGTCCGGCACGCCGCCCGTGAACGAATCAAAGCCGCCGTTGGTCAGCGTGTTCTGCGAATCGTTGTAGTCGCTGCTTGCGAGTGTCAAGGCTGCACCGCTGCCCCCCGGCCAGTCATATGAAGTCACATCCGTGATCCGCGTGCCTCCCGTGATCTGAAACACTTCGCGGCCAAGAGTTGCGCCCGTCGTGGTGTCGCTGACGCATTGGATTCGGATCGTTTCGGTTGGCGACATCTGCGACGGATTGCCGTGGAGAATGATCTTTCCAGTGCCGACATTCGCAGCCGCATAGGACACACTGCCTTGTGTCACTACATTCTTGTAGATGGTCTGGCTGGCTGCGCGCATCTGGCGATTCAGTTCCACCATCGAAGGCGTGACCGCCTTGTAGATGTTGGCATTGTCCGCGTAGATCATTTCGATCAGCGTCTTTGCGCCCGAGTCGATGACGCGCTGAACGGAAGAATCTGTGGTCGCGGTCAGGTTCAGGAAGTAGTCAAGAACCTGCGAGATCATGTAGCGCGTCGATGCGTCGTACTGCGCGTCCAGACCGGAGGAGGTAAAGGAGCCTGTGCCCTTCACCCGGTCGAGGAGCGTATTGCGCGCGTCAATCTGCGCCTTCGCCATCCCCATCAGTTTGCCGATTCGGTTGTAGAGCGTGGTCAGCGAGATTGCCATTGGTTAGTCCTCAATGCGTCCAATGATGCCGCAATCTGCGCCTTGACGCTAGGTTTCTTGCCCACCAGCGACGGCGCAAAGTTCGTGAGCGCATCCTTGCCGCTCATCACGATTCCAACTCCTTGCATGATCGGCACAGCCTTCCATGCGTTTGCGACTCCAAGGTTCGCCATCATCCCCAAGGCAACATCTGCAGGCAGTTGCCAAGGAGTAACACCGTAGACAGCGGCGAATATCGCTACGGTGCGCCAGCGTTTCCCAAGGACTTGAGGCTCATCGTCACGCGAAGCGCAAGAGCAAGCGTTTCGGTGGGACTCAAAGCCTCGGCCTCTGACTGCGGACGGATGGCGTTGCGCGTGGCTTGAATCAAGTTCTCGCGCGTCGGATTCTCCTCGGCTCCCATCATGGTGAGTTCGGAGAGAACCAACAGCGCGTCGATCTTCACCACCTTGTCGCCGACGGGGTATTCCTGAATGAACTGGTTTTCGGTCATCAGGTGATTGTATACACCGTGCTGTCAGCCGCGTCTGCGTCCGGCAGGGCTTCTGCACGAACCACGATCCGGTTGGCCTTGTTGCCGAAGTCGGTGTGGTTGAGAGCCAGCAGGCGGCAACGGAACACCTCCACGGTCTTCTGTCCCGCTGCCGTGCTGTCCGGAAGCAGTTTGACGCTGAAAGTGGTGTCGCCCGTGATACCGGGCTTCAGAACCGAACCAACCTTGGGATATGCGTAGGTTCCGCTGGTCTGTCCGCCGTCGATGGCAGCAATTACAGTCTCAAAGTTGGTGCGATCAATCAGCACCAGCGAGAACGAAACGGTCGCCTTTGCGCCCGTGCGAATGACTTCCGCTGGCATCGTGCCGAATTCATTCGTGAAGATGTCCACATACTGGTACTCGCTCTCAATGCGGAACAGGTCGTCGTTATCGCCTCGACCGACCGTGGCGTATGAGCCGCCTGCGGCCTTCATCTGGATGGTGTGCGGGCCTGTGACTTCAAATGCTGTTGCCATTGGGATTCCTCCTGTTTGATTCTAACGCGCACCCAGAGCGCGAGCGATAGCGCGAGCCAACTCGGCCTTCGCGGCGGGTGGCATGGCGAAGATGGGGCGAGCCGGGACGGTCACGCCGTGCTTCGCGTACATGAACTCTTTGCGTTCCATAGCCTGCTTCTGCTTCCCCTCGGCCTTGGTCTTTGCATCGCCTTCAAGTTGCTTGATCCACTTACGCGCACCGCCACGGGCTGCGGCTCGAGTAAACGGAATCACATTGCCGCCGCTCGTCTTGAAGCCGTGATGCTGAAACACCGCGTAGAGCGGGCCGCGCAGGAACAGCCGCACGCCGTTTGGGATCTCCTGAATCGTCCCGTTCAGGCTCTGAAGCAGGTTGCCCGTGTCGGCCAGCGGCACGCCTCCGGCTCGGTAGTGAGGCAGATCGACCTGCTTCCGATTCTTGCCCCGGCCCTTCCAGACCTTGATGGTGGCCGTGTCAGCCCACAGGCGGGCGTAGCCGCCCACATCCGCGCCTCGCGTGCGGATGCGTTGCTTGGCCTGCTTGACCAGCACGAGGGCGACATTGGCTCCCCTGCTGCCCAGCCGTCGGACTAGTTCGCGCCCTAGATCCATTAATACGCCTGCGTTCGCCGGGGCGGGTAGAACGAGTCATCGGAGGCCATGTGCAGGCTACCTCGCGTGGTAGCCGATATGACCGACACAGAGGCCGTCCCAGCCTGTCGGTTAGCATCCACGGCAAATACCCGCTTGCCGTCTCGGAGCGATCCTAGAGCGTCCTGCGCCCTATTAGCCTTGGCCTTGACGGACTCCGGCACATCGCCGCCGCGACGCTCAAACAGGAAGCACAAGGCCAGATCGGCCACCAGCCCGCGCACCAGCGCGTTGCCGTCGGTCGCTAGAGCCTCCAGTTCGGCGACCGTGTATGCGTTCGACCGGGTGGCCGCGCTCGCCACCTCCTCGCCGCCACGGAGCAGGGCTTCCGTGATGATGTCGGACGACGAGATTGTGCCGTCTGCGTTGGTGTCGGTAGCCAGTTCCTTCAGCAGTCGCTCGTCGGCGTAACGGATGAAGAGCGTGTTGGAGAGAAGTTGCGCCATTGCCATAGGTCAGTCCTCCATGAAATAGGGCCGCCCCGGGGTTAGCGGAGCGGCCCTGAAGTTGCAGAGTCAGAGCCGATCAGTTGATCACATCGGCAACATACAGACTCGACAGCGGCGAGGTCATCACCGTTGCGCTGTTGTCGGTCACGCTGCCCTTGACGCGACGGTTCCACGGATCGTCCAGAGTCTCCACGGTCATGTCTTCGTATGCGAAGATCGTGAGGCTGCTGAAGGACGGGCCTTCATTGCCCACAAGACCGCCGGGACGGCTGACGAACGCAATCGCGGGGGCCGAAGCATCACCGTAGAAGAAACTGGTCGCCTTGGTCGAACCCTTGCGATTCGTAACGCGCACGGTGTCATCGACCACCACCTGCACGCCGAACAACTGGCTCGGCAGGCCATAGGTGGCGAACTGCGCGTCACCCTGAAGGAAGTTGAACGCGGCGGGGTAGTTCTTCACATAGTCACGCACGCCTTCAGTCGATGCGATGATTCGGGCGGTGGTGGGATTCATCACCGCACAGATATCGCTTGGGCTGACGGCAGCGTTGGTCGCCTGCACAATCTTCTCGGCAGCGGTGCGGAACAACTTCTGCACCTGATCGCCAGAATCCGCAAGGTCGCTGTTCATCAACTTCGTTGCGTTGTTGTAGTAGCCAACGCCCGAAGATGCGCTGTATGAGCCGCCGCTGTAGTCGGCAGCGTAACTGCCAATGGTCGTGATCGTGGTTGCCAGTCGCACGCCACGATGAGTCATCATCTTCGCAGCAGCGATGCGGGCATGGCTTGCCACGATATCCCATTGAGCCTGACGAGCAGTCTCCTGCGGGATGTGGAAGGACGACTGGTAGCGGGCGCAAGCGAACGACTTGAAGTCGAAGTCGCTGTTAATTCCGGCGGGTCGGTCTTCGCCCAACGGCCACAACTGATCCTGCGTCTGCACGACCCTCGCGGTCTCCTCTTCGTCGATGGCGAGGTAGTAGCCTGCCATAGCCTGCACAGGCACGATCTGGCTGTAGCGGGTCAGAGGGAACTTGTTCACCGAACGGGTGAACTCAATTTGGATCTGGCCCGTAGCGGGCGAGAAGGTGGGGATGAATGTATTCAGTCCGCCGCCGGGTGCAACTTCAGTCATTGGTCAATGCTCCTTGTTAGTTGTTTCAGAGAGTGGTGGGGTAGTAAACCATTCCACCATTCTTCACGATGCGAATGATTCGGCCGGACGCGCCTGCTTCCAGAGCCACATAGCCCTGATAGCGGAATGCAGGGCCAGCAGTCACGACAGCCGTGACAGCCTTTCCATTGGCGTCACTCTGCACGCGACTACCGCGAGCAACTGCACCGCCGCATTCCACAAGAACCACATTCCCACCCTGAAGGGTGATCGGCTCGCCATCAAGCGCGTGCGTGCCGTCGCTCGTATCAAAGCGACGAGTGCTGCCATCGGTCACGCCAACCACATTGTCAATCGCGCTGTCAACCTGCACGCCCGTGTTGTCATCGGTGTTGGCAGTCGGGCCAGTCGCATCGACCTTGATGAAGCGGTACGCATAGACCGTGCCGCCTGCGATAAGTGCCGGAGTATCAGAGAATGCACCCATTGTGTTTCCTTTCGAGAATTAGGCCTTCTGGCCCGTGTACTTTGCGAACAGTTGCTTGAACTTGGCGAGATCGCCAGCCGCTTCACGCACGGCTCGGGTCGTTGCTTCCTTGGGATCAAGGATCGAACCACCCTCATCGGTCACGGTGTGCTGCGCCACGGTCGGCACATTCAGCGGCAGGCGGGCCATCGTCGCCTTCCAGAACGCGATCTTCGCGCCGGGGTTGGCAGCGTCCGACAGTTCCTCCACCATGCTGTTGCGGAACTTTCCGCAGCGGTAGCCGTCGCGGATCATGGAATCGACTTCCTTGCCGAACCGCTCCAACTTCAACTGCTTCTCAAGTTCCTGCACGCGAGCGAAGAGAGCCTTCGTGGACTTGTCGCCCTTGGACATCTTGGACTTGCCGCCGTAGGCAGCCTCCATCTCTTCCTCGTCCTTCTCGTCCTCGTCGCCCTCAAAGTTCTCTTCGTCCTCGTCGCCATCGACGGGGCCAGCGAACTCCATGCCCTCGGCGGCCATCGCCTCGGCATCGGCCTCCTCGGCCATCTTGTCCTCGTCCTCGTCAACCGCGCACTCCATAGCGGCAGCAGCCTCCAGAGCCTTCTTGGCCTCCTCGTCGGCTTCCATCTTCTTCTTCATCTGCTTTGGCATGTTCTTCCTTTTGGTTCCTGCGGACGGGACGAAGGTGTTGAGTCCTCCGCCGACGCCAATTTCATCAAACTTTTCCTTGGAGTCAATAGAAACGCGCACCACTCCAAGAGGACGCTCAAAGACCACCTTTGAGCCGTGCTTCGTGAACCGAGTGTCAGGCAGCGGCCTGCGCGGCGTATCGCGCCCGAGCAGAGCCACCTCCGACAGATGATTGTCTTTCCAAATCTCCGCGCTGCGGCGAGGGAATGCGTTGGTCGCCAGCAGCGAGTCGAACGCTTCCTTCGGCATCTCCACATCGCCGACCACATAGGCAACGCCGTTGCGCTCCTCGTAGCGGACGCTGGTGATGTCGCCGACCGCCTCTGGCCGCGTGGGCTTGCCGTCCTTCTCGTGTTCGATGACGAGTTTGGGACGCGAGCCGCGCTGGATGAACTTCCCGGTGCGTGAAACGATGTCGCGCACCTTGCGATTGTCGTAGCCCTGCATGGCCTCGTCATCGTCCGAGTCGATGGACGGATCGAAGCCCATGAACAATTCAAGGTTCTTGATACGAACCTTGCCTTCTTCGGTCTTCTCGACGGTATGGGATGCTGGCATGGTTAGATGCTAGCCTGCGGATACCGCGAGCGGAACTTGGACAGCAATCGACGGTTTAGGTCGGTGCGCTCCTTGTACAACTTCTCGGAGATGCCATCCGATGATCGCCGGTGTTCATTGACGATTTGCTGCGCCTGCGCCACATCGTCGGTGCTGCCGAGGAACTTGGCAAGCAGCAACACATTTTCGGAGTGGTAGTTGTTGTCCTCGTTCCTGTTGTACACCTCAAGGAACTTGGCTAGCCGATCGTCCGCAAACCGCTCCTTGCGGCCCTTGCCGAAGTAG